TTAGATGATAAAGATAATTCTAGAAATGAGTTTTATAAGTTTGTAGAATTTGCTCAGAACCGGAAGCTTATCTAGCCTAAATAATTAGTGTAACCTCATTATTAGAGGTGAGTTGGTAAACCCACCGACAAGCATAAGCTGTTTTAGAGACCTAACATTCTATGCACACTTGTTTGACAAATATATGGTCTTGGTAGAAGCAGAACCTAAAGACCCGTACTATAGATATTTAAAACGCACAGGTGCCATGGATTACGTAGATGACATTATTCTGCCAGGAGAAGAAACTGGCATTAGAGTTGATACAGATTTTACTTATGCTCCCACAGCGTGTGTAGTAGATAGAATTACAGCTTATAACCTGAAATATATAATTCAGTCCCTAGGCTTACTTGTTAATATTTAAATTAACAACGCCACCATTCATTTTGATAAATTCTTCACCTAGCAAAACCGGTGTATCGTTCTCCGTTCTATCTGCTATGCTAAACGGAACACCATTAAACTGCTCTGTACCAACGCTACAGTCTAACTTTACAACCGGCCTGTCTTCTTTATTACCGCTACCAATATGAATTTTTATAATTTCTGCAACAGGCAGGGTTAATACTTTGTTGTTTACAGTTTCAAAAGTTACATTTTTATCATCCATTTTTCTAACAATACCATGCAGCACATTATATGCAGAATTACCAGTATCTACCTTGGCTTTTACTGTTCCAACATGTTGTATAGTAATACCTTCAGTTAAACCTAAAATTTGCTCATAAAAAAGCTTGCGGAACTTCATATATACAGGTTATTTATAATAAATAATGTCATGAGCAACAAGCAAGACGTACAAAAATTAGTTGAAAGCTATGTTAATGAAGTTTGGAATAGCCCTGCAACAGACAATAACATTAGCCCAACAGTTGTTTCTATAGATAAAGAGGATAAAGAAGAGTCTTGTGAAGGTATGGAAGTCAAACCAGCTGTTACCAATAACGGTGAGACTGATGCACGCATGGCCAAGAGTGAGTTATACAAGATTTTAAAGTATGCTAAAGAATTGCATGATTCCATTCAAGATGAGGAGAATCTTGAGCCATGGATTTTCTCAAAAATTACTCTTGCTGGCAATTACCTAGATAGCGTCAAGCACTATATGGACTATGAGAACTACCGTAAGACTGAAGAAACACCCACTTGTGGCCATGGTGAGAATATTGTAATGAAATTAAAGAGCATGTTGCACGGTGAGAGTAAAGCTGTAGTAGAACAAGTAATGAGACATGTAATTTTTAGCTTAGAGGCTTTGCAGACTATTGAAGAAACTAAGAAGTAATTGCTGTTCTTTTTTTACCACCATACTCTCTATTAATTTTAGTAAAATCTAGCCTATCTACAATTTTAACATGGTTTGTACCGACAAACAACACATAACCTTCATCTTTAGTTTTTACATAACTACCGTCAGGTTGCTGTATAAAAGTTCTCCCAACTTTGGAGTCAAGTGTAGAAAATATATTTAAAAGTATATATTTTATTTTTACCATGTATGCTGTAGCGGTCAGTAGATTGATGAAATTTTCTTGATTTGTATCTATGAACATGAGCAGTTGTTGTAACCGTTCTTCTGTGCTGGCTCTGCCCTTTTCAGTCTTTTTCTTCTCTTTTTCTGATCTAAATCTGTGTGTTAAAAATTCTTTAAATTCTGTAATAAATTTATCATAAGCAATTTCTTCCCCTGCAGATATACGTCCAAAGAACCCTCTTTCACCCAGATCAACCTGTTTGTTTAGAAATATCTTCAAATAATCTAATAGCGGTGAAGTTAAATATGCTGCATCAAATTTATCTGATATTTTTTGTATTTTATCCGTAGACACATTAACAAGCTGTGTAATATCACTAAAATACTTGTCAGGTATATCTATGTGTATTTTACCATAGTTACTGCTCTGAATAAACGCATTGGAACCAGCACTGCTCTGCAGCAGAGTAGCAATATTTCTGCCCAAAGACTCCAGTCTAATGGCCTTGTCTTCATTAATTGATATGCCTTTGAATGACTCATGTACAATAACACCAACATCTGTGTTACGGACACGGGTGCTGAGAATAGACTCATTATCAACTGGCACAGCATACACAATAACATTGGGTTTGAATGCAATAAAATCCTCTTCACCTATTTTTACGGTTTTTTTGTCATCAGCCCCAGCATACAGCACATCACCCTGATAAATTTTCCCAGAATTATCGTATGCAGCCTGTAAAGTTTTGAGTAAAATTAACATTTTTTTAGCCAATTCAGGAACTTGACCATAAAACTGCTGTATTTCTTCAGTGTTATGAGCAATTTTAGGGTTATTTGGGTTCAGACCGCTTTTTGTAGATACAAAAAACTGATTTTGATGCTGAGGTCTTGGGTCCATACCAAAAAGAATCATGGGACTACCGTCAATCTTGGCATTAATATCTTGATTAGTTTCAAAACCTTGTAATTTTTTCTTTATTTCATCTACATGCACTAGAAAATTTCTAAAACCTATTTTTCCCTCTTCAATGGCCAAGTCTTCTAGATGTGATAAATGAGTTTTCATGTGTGTTTCTTCAAATAATATATCATTTCTTAAATTAATAAAATTTTTAAAATTTATCATATGAATAACCTTACAATATTTTGCTTATCCGCTGAAGAAATTTCAGGCAATAACGATAAAAACTCATCTTTATTTTTTTCTGCAATAGCTTTTCTAGCCACAGTAGCTGAAGCCAGTCTGCTTACTGGTTTTTGCTTAATTTCTGTTACTTGTTTATGCAAATAAAATCGGGATGTTTTTGCATTAAAAAAGGCTGCATATCTTTTCATGTCTTCTGCAGATGCATATAGCCTAATCTTATAAGGGGGTGTGTTGTTTTTAAGATGTGTGGCTATATCTAGAGCCTCTGGAAGAGGAGCTAGCACCTTGTCAGAGGTAGGCACATATTCACCGTTATTGAGGATATTTACGATTTGGTAAATTGCTGTAACCGGTGATCCTGCCACAATAAAAACAAACAAATTTTTTGGTAGTGTCTTTTTGTAAATTTCCCATGTTTGAAGTGCTTTTTCCGGTGTTATACCTTCCCTAGTTTCACCGGACATAAGTAAAACCGCGGCCTGGTTTTCTAAAGCCATTCTTTTGGCAGTCTCATAATGCCCCTTGTGTGGCGGTTTGAAAGCACCTGGAAAGAGACCAACCGTAAAGGCATTCTGTTGCTCAATGAAAAGCTTGTAACTTTTCATAAAAAAATTATGTTGTCTCTACATCTAGCTCAGTAGAATATTTTCTCATTATACCAACAATATTATTTAAAACCTCGGCTGCATTCTTCTCATTAATTTCAGGCAACTCTGAAAGAGCTTTCTCGTCAATATCACCTGGGTTCATAAACAGCGCCTTTTTCAGTAATCTAACTAAGAAAACCTCACCTTCTGGTGTTAGAGCTTTCTGTGTTTCTTCTGGTGTTGGTGCTGGAGCTGAAGCAGGCACTGGGGCTGGGACCGGGGCAGGCGCTACTGCAGCTGCTGGGTCCATAGGAACAGGGGCAGCTACCTCACCAGGTACTTGCTCGCTAAGAGTTTTTAATCTTTGTTCTATTAGGTTTAAAAACTTCATGTTAAAGGGATGTGGGGGTAGCTGGAATTGATTGAACCCCTGGGGTTGTAGGGGTTGGTGCTGCAGCACCAGTTGTACTAGTGGCCTGAGTTAACTGACCCATAGCTTGATTGATTTTATCAATTACTTTTTTACTTGTATCAGCAATAACTTTTTCAGCGTTTCCCTTGGCCTGCAGTACACCTTGCTTTGCTTTCTGTATGTTGGGATTATCACTACCAACAACTTTCATTGCGTTCATAAGTGTATCAACAACACTCTTGCTTGCCTGACCAGCCAAATTAGTAGCTGGGTTCATTGCTGCAGATCCAACCTGCCCTGCAAGATTTGTTGCTGCAGCACCAAGACCATCAGCCTCAACTAACCATTCTGGTTTTTGTAACTCCATTTTATTGTAAGTATCAGTCAAGCTCTTTAAAAACTTCATATAGTTATATTTATGTTACAAACAAACCTAATTTAACATTAATATTGCCGTTAACCGACTCCTGTATTTTATATATACCTTTTGTAGCCAACATTTTATAAAATTTTTCTAAATATGGTATATGTTTTTGTTTTGCATATGCAGCATTTACTTTGTTTTTTAGTTCTCTTGATTCACCAGTGCTGCTGCCTAGCAACTCAATGAATTTTTCATAACTTAAACTAGTCTCAACAATTACTATTCCCAATAATTTGCATGCTGACTTTAACATTTTTAAAAAATATATCTCTTGATCTTGTATGTGTTCAAATTTGCATAGCTTGGATACAACCACAACAATCTTCTTGTTTCTAATACTACAAACTTGCTGTATCAAATAATTGCACAGCCTAAACAGCAAGAATTTCTGCAATAACTTTTGTTTTTGCTTTAAACAAAACCTCTCGTTATCTTCTAAAACATCAGGCTCTATGCTCCTCTGTATTGCTAAATTTAAATTTATAAAGTGATATTTTAAGGATGGGGCCACACTATAATATAAACTATCTTTGTATATTTTCCAACAAGTTTTTTGGTGGCCGGCCTATTCTTACATTAACAATGCCATTATAGTAATCGTTTCGCAACAGCACTCCTCTGTTTATCTGCTCAGAAATCTCGTAATATGCCAGCTCCCATTTGGACCCACACGTCTTAATTATTTTAAAAACAAATTTATCTTTGCCTAACTTTACAATATCATCATTAAGGTCCGCAGATGAGCTAGTATATTCTTTCCAATCAGATTCCTTTATTTCAATTCTTTTATTTTTTTTACCTTTGAGTGGTTTGCGCTTCAGTTTGGACTTGCATTGCTTTTTGCCTATATATTTTTTCCCGGAAATAGTGTTGGTAATTTCATATATGAAGCCAAACGTCTGGTCTGTTAAATTGACTGATTCTGCTAAAATCCAATGACCTATATCCATCAGAAGTATTTAAATGCAGATCTACGTTGTACAACTATCTTAGTTTTGCCTTTTTTTGTTTTCTTAGCTCCTAGTGCAACAGGAACACGTGCATCCCCTGGTGCGTAAAAGTCTGTATTACCTACAGACCCGCCATGTCCAACAGCTGCAGCAGACCCTAGTGCGCCGCCACCTACAGAATTGTCTTCCTTTACAAAATCTTTGAATGTCTTCATTGTTGATCTTTAATATGTTTAATATATACTTTATTTATGTCAGAATTAGAGAAGTATATTAAAGAGTTAGAAGCTGATGTAGTATTGGACGAATTAAACATGAAGGAAGCTGCTTTACTACTACCGGCCAAAAAGGCTAAATGGGTATCTCGTCTCATGCTTGAAAAGGCTGCTCTTATTGAACTGCACAAGAAAAAAGATGTGCTAGTTGCAACTGCTATTGAGGCAGTGAGAGCAGAATCCCCTGTAAAACTGGCCTACCCTACATTAAAGGATGCTGCAGATAAACACCCATCAGTATCTGCATTAAACCAAGAAATTCGCAACAAAGAAACACTAATAGAATTTTTAGAAAAAGTTGAAAAGACCATGCAAAGTCTAGGATTTGATATTAAGAATTTAATTGAACTCATAAAGATGGAGACAACTTAATGGTTTATTTTGATTTTGATAGTAAAAAAAATATTGGTATTATTTCAGGAGATCATTTTAATGATATTAGGGAGCATTTCTCTGTTAAAAATGAGGGTGCGAGGTTTGCCCGGGCTAGAGGCAGATTTATTCCTCCTAGAACATATGCTATAACACCCACAGGCAGAGTTGAAGTTGGGATGTTTAATGAAATAACTAAATTTTTACTACAGGCTGAATTGTGTAAGAAGGAAGATGTAAGGGCATCTAAAGAATTTTTAAATGTATTGTTGCCCGGGCCGTCTACATATCAAAAAAATGTATCCTATGTTAAGGAAGCTTATGAAAATTTATCGTTGCCTCTTAGAGATTATCAGAGACAAGTTGTAAACAAATGTTTGGAAGCTGGACGTGGTGTGGTGGTATTGGCCACTGCAGGCGGCAAAACACTTGTTATGGCATCACTACTATCCAATATGTATGTGGCTAATAAAAAATTTAAATGCCTGCTGGTGGTACCCGATCTGGGACTGGTATCACAAACTTACAACGATTTCCAGCAGTATGGTGTTCCATTCTTTGCAAGCAAATGGACAGGTGGAGATACACTAGACCTGAGTGCTAATGTTATTATTGCCAATCTTGGAATTCTTCAATCTGAGAAAACAGACCTATCTTGGACTGAGCATATTGATATATTAGTATTTGATGAAGTGCATAAGGCTAGAAGAGGCAATCAAATTAATAAAATTATCAAGAATATTAAAACTCATGTGCGCTTTGGTTTTACTGGAACTATGCCTGAGGATAAATTGGATCAGTGGAATATTATAGGTAAGATTGGTCCCATTCTTTACGAGAAGAATAGCTTTCAGCTAAGACAGGAGAAGTACATATCCAATGTAACAGCTAGTGTATTAGAAATAAATTATTTAAACAAGCCTATCGTAGACTCTGAAACAGTTAATCCCTCTGAAAAATATAGAAAGGAGTTACAATTTTTATTTAACAATCAATTTAGAAATAAAACCCTAGCTAATTTGGCCAATAATGCACCAAACAATGTGCTCATATTAATTGACTTTTTGGATCACGGGCAAGCTCTATACAATACACTCAAAACAATCTGTAACAGAAAGCAAGTTTTCTATATACGCGGAGAAGTAGAAGTTGAAGATAGAAATCAGATAAGGCAATGGATGGAGAAGAACAATAATGTAGTAGTGGTGGCAATTAGCAAGATTTTTAGCACTGGTGTAAATATTAAAAACCTACATTTCATTGTTTTTGCTGGCGGTGGCAAAGCTAAAATTAAGACCATACAAAGTATTGGAAGAGGGCTACGCTTACACTATAATAAAGACAAGCTATACATCATTGATATAGCAGACCAACTAACCTATGGTAAAAGACACCAGCTCAAAAGACAGAATTTTTACGAACAGGAAAATATACCATACCAGGTAAAAAAAATTGTTGAGAATAATTTATGAAGAAAAAACACTCCAAAAAACCCAAGAAAGCCTTACCAGAATCTAAGCCTACGGCTGACCCTGTAGAAGAAAAACTCTACAAGGAAGCTGTTGCTCAAATTACTGCCCCGCCACCAGAAGGTAAAAAGCTGAAACCCTCAGAGAAGCCTCACTATGTAAATAGCAAGCAATTTGAAGATGAAATTAGACTTTTTTATAAAACAGGAGACATAACAAATTATCTGGCTGATAGTATCCGTCGTATTGCCTATGGCCTGTCCTTTGCACCTAATTTTATAAACTATAGCTACAGGGATGAAATGATAGGTGATGCTGTTGTAAAGATGTATCAAGCATTAAAATACAAGAAGTTTAAGCTAGACCATGGCTTTAGTCCCTTCTCTTATTTTACTACTATTGCTTTTCATGCATTTATCAGCAGGATCAAGAAAGAGAAGAAGCATCACCAGCTCATTGCCGACTATAGAGAGCGCAACTATGATGCTCTGGTCAATAGTAATGAAGATGAGACTGGTATCCGAGTATACTCTGACCCTGGAAACCTAGATAATAGCTTATATAATCAGAGTAATGCTTAAGAGGTTACTGCATTAATTAATGAAAAAAAATAACTGCAATATTGCAGTCTTCTCTGATCTTCATCTAGGTGTACATGTGAATAGTCCTACATGGCATGATATTTCTTTGGAGTGGGCTAGGTGGTACACAAATGAGTTGCTGGAAAAGGACATTACAGATGTTATTTTCTGTGGTGATTTCTTCCATAACAGGAGTGAAATAACTGTTAATACCCTGCATCACGCCAGCTTGTTGTTAGAGCTGTTCAAAGATTTTAACGTTACTATGATTGCCGGCAATCATGATTCTTTCTATAAGCATAACAGCACCATTAATAGTATAAAAATTTTTAATGGCCGTAAGAATATAACAGTTGTTGATGAGCCTCAATTAATTAAGATAGGCAACCATGAAGCATATTTAGCTCCATGGGGCACAAACATAGAAAAAATACCAGAGTGCGATGTGATATTCGGTCATTTTGAAATTGAAAGTTTTAAATTGAATGCTCACAAAATATGCGAGAAGGGCATCTCCTCACAAGATTTGCTCAAAAAAGCACCTTTAATTATTTCTGGTCATTTTCATTTAAGAGAGCAGAGAGACTATGATAATGGTACTATTCTATATGTAGGGTCACCTTTTGAACTGGATTTTGGAGATGCTGGCACCACCAAGGGGTATTACACTATTAATACAGAGGATTTAGCTTTCCAATTTACAGAGAATACTGTATCTCCAAGACATCAGAAGGTTGCGCTATCAGAAATTATTAAAATGCAAAATTTTGAGACCAAAGCAACAGAGTTATTTAAAAATAACATAGTTAAGTTGTATGTAGATAAAGTTATAAAGCCTGAAGACTTGGATTTACTATCTACAAAATTAAGCAATTATAAGCCTCTTAATTTAATATTTGATCATGTTAATGAGTACAACTTAATTGGATTAGAACAACAAAACCTAGATTTAAGTGGTGTGGATATTGTCAAAGCAATTGCAGATTTTGTAAACATGCTGGAAATTGATAATAAAAAAGAGGTAATAGACTATACAGTCTCGTTATACAATCATTGCAAATGAAAAAAATTATTTTTGAAAAATTAACAATTAAGAATTTTTTGTCGGTTGGCGAGACACCAGTGGAGCTAAGGTTCAGGCCTGGGCTGCACGGTATTACAGGTATTAATAGAGATCAGCTAGACAGGCGCAACGGGGTGGGGAAGAGTACTGTTCCTGATGCTCTGCATTTTGCTTTGTTTGGTACTACTATAAGAGAACTTAAAAAAGAGTTTATACTTAATAATGTAACCAATAAGACATGTGAAGTTTCACTTTCATTCACCATTCTTCATAATGGTGAAACTAATAATTATGAAATTGTTAGAATGCTTGAGCCAAGCAAATGCTATCTGTATCACAACAATAGGGACATTACCAGAGATACAATTGCTAATACCACTGAATACATATGTGAACTAATTCAAAGTAATTCTGAAATGTTTCAGAATTGTGTCATAATGACAGTAAACAATACTGTGCCTTTTATGGCAAAGAAAAAGATAGAGAAAAGAAAATTTATTGAAAATATTTTTAATTTTGAAATTTTTAGTAAGATGCTTTTACAATTAAGAGAAGAGCAAAACACCATAAAAAAGGACCATGAAACTGAGACCGCAAGACAAGATGAGATTAGTCAAACTCTGCAAAACTTAAGTGAGCAGAAAAAGAAAAATCATGATGATTATGAGAGTAGAAAAAAGACCTTAGTAGATAGAAGAGAGAAAAATAATGTTGAGCTAGAAACTGTAGAAAAGCGTATAATCAACTTTAAGCAGATTGATGTAGACGGTGTAAAGGTTGATCTTGAACGCCTCAATACTAAAACAAAAGAATGCGATACAAATATTAACAATATTGGCAAGCAAATAGCAACACTTGAAACTAAGAATGACTACTGCTTGGCAACCCTCAATAAAATTGGAACAGACAAGGATACGTGCCCTACATGCTTAAGACCTATTGCAGAGCTCGATGTTAATCATATTAAAAACAAGAAAAAAGAGCTTAAAACACAAATACAGCAGCATGAACAGGAAATTAAAGATCTTGAAAAACAGATTGAGAAGACCACTGTACTAAAGACTAAAATACAGGATGCTATACGTGTTTGTGAGTCTCGCATCAACAAACAAACACTAAATGCTAGTCAATTGGAAAATGATCACAAGCGTAAGCAACAGCTTTTGGAATATAATAAGCAAGTAGAGCAAGATCTGCAGCATCTAACAGACAATAGTGATACACTGAATGAAACAATAAAGCAGACAGGTGACAGACTAAAAGAACACACAGATAAGGTTGAAAAGCTCTCTCAAGTGCTTAATTTGCTTGATACAGTAAAGTTTGTAGTGAGTGAGGAGGGTGTTAAGAGCTTTATTGTTAAAAGAATTCTTGCTCTATTTAATAGTAAGCTCGCGTTCTATCTCAAGAAATTACACTCAACTGCGGTTATTACTTTTAACGAATATTTTGAGGAACAGATCTTCAATGAGAAAGGCAAAGAAACTAGTTATTTCAATTTTAGCGGAGCAGAGCGCAAAGCTATTGACTTGGCCATAATGTTTACTTTTATTGAGATGTTAAGTTTGCAGAGTAATATTTTCTATAGCATACAATTTTATGATGAATTATTAGACACTAGCCTTGATGAAGCAGGCGTAGAGAATGTTCTGCGTCTGCTTAACGACCTAGTTCAAAAAAATAACTACGGTGTATACATTATTTCGCATCGTAAAGAATGTTCCCGTATACTAAGCGGTGACATAATTTTCCTTGAAAAGCGTAACGGTGTGACTACTCTATCTAAGAATGGATTGTACAGTTGAAAAGGTGAAAGGCTAATTTAAATAGAACAAAATGTTTACCACAGGAGATTTTACCCCGCCCTTACTACGGCACCAGCTACCAGGCCTTCATCCTACTGCCCCTGCAAGACCTGTTATTCAGCCAGATAACAACCCACCGCCCGAGACTAACAATGACCGTGCTGTTCAGTATTATGCAGACTACTCGGGCTGTGGGTTCTGGCGTATGCTATGGCCAGAGCATCTATTAAATGCTTTTGGTAAAATGACAGTGCATGGTAGCACTGTAATGGTGTTAGATCCTAGATGGTATGTAAATGTAAAAGCGGTGCGAGTACAGCGCCAGGCCACCTCTTCGCAGCTACAATTTGTAAAGTTCTTAAAAGATGTTTCAAATCAGATAGCTCAAAAAGGAGGTCAAGGTTTCCGGCTTATTTATGAAATTGACGATCTAGTGTTTAGTGAAGATATTCCTGATTATAACAAGTTTAAAACCGCATTTGTAGATCCAGAGATACGCAAAAATGCACAAGAGATTATGTCTCTATGTGACGAGATCACTGTAACTAATGATTTTATGCGTGATTACTATAAGAGTAAAACAGGCAATAAGAACGTTACAGTAATTCCTAACTTTCCACCCAAGTTTTGGTTAGGCAATTTTTATGATGAGAAGTCTATTAGCTCCAACTATGACACCTACAAACAAAAGCCCCGTATTCTTTATGCAGGCTCTGGTGCTCACTTTGATGTAGAGAATCGTGTTGGACAGAATGATGACTTTGCTCATGTAATAAAGGCTATCTACGATACATACAATGAGTTTCAGTGGGTATTCTTAGGTGCCTTTCCGTTACCTCTGAGACCGCTGGTTGAGAGTGGTAAGATTGAGTTTCATCCATGGACTAATTTGTATGGTTATGGTGAGAAAATTAAAAACCTGCGCATTAATATGATGGTTGCACCCTTGCAAGACAACAATTTTAATAAAAGCAAGTCTGATTTAAAATGGGTTGAGGCTAATTGCTTTGGGTTACCAATTGCCTGTCAAGACCTTTGCACATATAAAGATGCAGAATTTAAATTTAGGACGGGCGATGAGATGATTGAACATATAAGGGATGTTTTAAGCAAAAAGGGGCGTTATATGAATATTTGTGCAAATGCTAGAAAGAATGCAAATTCCCGATGGCTAGAGAGTGATGAGAATATTGGGTGTTACCATGAGTTGTTTACTCTACCATATGGTCATCCAGACAGAAAATTAATTAATAGGTTTAATTCTTCTTTATAAAAAGCTTATAATAAGCATACGCAAAACAAGGATAAGAAAAAAAAGCAGTTACAGGTATGCCTAATATTAGGCCTACTATTAAAGATAGCCAGA